CCGCACTTTTCGTGAATCTAAGGAGCAGTTAGAAGAGAGATACGAAGTTTGGGAGTTGTTAATGGATAAATGTATATCATATCGCATTTTTGACGGATATGTGGACCAGAATTATACATTAATTCAAAGTGTGGAAAATATGGGGCCCAGGGGTAAGAGAATTTTGGTGGCTGCCCAGAAGGATGTAGATGGTAATAATACAAGATTTGATTATGGAATAACTTTGAAGTGGAATGAATTGCTCCCGGTTTCAAAGGATCTTGGTGGTGTTGTTACTATGAAACCACGTACCATTGTAGATTTAGATCCTATCTTTCATGCTCGAGCAGGACCCACGGCTCGATCGCTGTATGATTTCTTTCACATGCAGTTTAATGGTAGATCTTGGAAAATCAATGGAGTGGCTATTCGTATTTTCTTTGCAGGTGGTTACACCCAATCTCAATTAAGTGAGATTGGTCAGACGATGTATTCTGGAGATAATGTATTGGCCGTGAGTGGAGATGATTCGGTTTTTAGTGGAATAGTTAGGGGTATAAGCTATAAGATGGAGTTAGACCAAACACAGTTTGATTCTACTCAAGATGGTCCACCTATTAGAGTTGGGTTTGGACGATGGGCTAGGTATATGAATTTAGATGATAATTTTATAGATATGATTAAGGAGAACTGCCATATTAAATATACAATCCGGAAAGGAAGGATGCATGTGACTGGAGATGCTGGTATTGAATTGCCAACGGGTATTAAGATTACCACCCTGTTGAATACTCTAGACACTATTTTTATGTATCTTGATTGGATTGATGGAGTTGATGATGATATAGTTGCCACAGCGAAGAAATTGGGTTTTATTACTAAAAGGAAGTGTGTTGACTTCATTACTCAGTTGACTTTTCTTAAAGGTTGGTGGCAATTGGATGTTAACGGAATAGTGGAGTGGTGGCCTTTGCCTTCAGCAGTTTTAAAATTAGGAAAAATTTTATCAAATCCTATTCTAGTTACTCGTAAAAACGGTGAATCCGTTGATTGGGAGACTTCATATAAGAGATTGGCTTATAGTATGAGTAGAACTTATGGTTTAATTCCCCCTGATTATCCAATTTTAGGGTGTTTTATTAAAACTTTGAATCGTTTGGGAGAGAGATGTATACTAAGGTGGTCAGAAGAGTTTGGACGGTTTAAAGTAGTGTGTGAAGGAAGATTGGATAGGAATGCTCTCCTTGAGTCGATTTTTTTGAGGTATGGCATTGAAGAATCTGAAGTTATTGAAGTTGAGAATATGTTAAATAGGATACAAAAATTACCTTGTCTCATTATGCATGAGGTGTTTCTTAAATTGATGAGACTGGATTATTCAGGAGATGAGTTCATCAGTATGTCCATGTTTGAGAGAGGTATGTTAGCTAGTTGTGTCCATCATATAAAGTGGGGATTTGAAAATTTATTTTCAAAAGTGATTAAAAAGAAAAAGAGAAAGAAGAAAAAAGAATGGGTTTTAGAATGAGACCTTCATCAGCTTTTATTAAAGAGTAGAAAGATATA